CGTGACCGCTGACTCTCCACCTATCCGCGATGTGGTTGGGTTGACTGCCGCCTATACGAAAATGTTGGTGGAGATTGACGCGTACATCATTGCCTTCCGTAAAGAGTGCGCCGACTACCTGTAATGCGTAGCCTATATGGCATGGGTAACCGTGCCATATGGGGTAAGGCATTCTTACCAGTAATATTTCATAGGGGTACGATATGACTAGGCTCGAAGGCATCATGTTTATGATTACGTTTTTCGTGCTTGCCCTAATCACGGGCAACATGGCTGACAATTCTGTGGGCTGGCTGGACTGGGGCGCGTGCGTTGTCATGTCGTTGGCGTGCACTGCGTACTGCCTGTTCTATATGTTCCGAGTGTTCGGCATCAAGCCGCGCTTGTAATCTTATCAGTAATATTTTGTGGGGGTTAAGTGATGAAAAAAGAATGGAAGTTCCTGAGTAAAGCCGAGTTACTCAAGGCATTTGGCAAACGATGCAAATCGTTTGAGCCGGGGTGCGTAGTGTGTAAGGTGTGGAACCGTTACGACACACTGTTGCAGATGGAGTACGAAGACATCTGCGAACGCATGGAAATTGAAAAAGACTAGAGGCTCTAGCCTGTATAGCATAGGTGACTGTGCTATACGGGGTAGCGTTTTGTTACCAGTAATATTTAGGGGTAACGTATGTCGAAGACTGTTCGGCTTTGGTATACGGTCACGTTTGATGTGACCTATGATGACAGCGTAGATGTCAGTGATTTTGAAGTGACCGAAGACCTGAATGACTATCAGGCAGGGCTTGCTCTGCATGGTTGGACTATTCAAGACAGGGGCGCGTACTCTGTCAAGCGTGTGAACGGTGTGCTCATCACTGACCCTGACGGTATCAGTGTGGATTCTTACTAGTAATATTTGGGGGTAACACAGGATGAATAGGTTGTTAAAGATGTTTAAGATAGCGGATGCCATGCAGTCCGTTATCGACTGGTTGGGTGGTGACAAGGTAGTAACGGATGAAATGTCCTGCTACCTGTGCACCATGCCTGATGGTCAGCGTTTCATCACACCCGATAGTGACGTTGCCTACTTGGCTAGCACCAAGGGTGCGAGTGTCGTCGGCTTGCCCACTGTGGTAGGGGTAGGCTGGATTCTTACCAATAATAATTTTTTGGAGGATGAGTTCGATGTCTAAGTACACCAGTCTGACTAACATCTCTGCCCTGTACAGGTACGCTGTGTACCTTGCGGGTAAGGTGGGCATGAAGGTAGAGTTCTTTGCGCCCGAGCCGGGGAAGCAGCCCTACTCTACCAAGGGTAGCATCCACATCCCGATGGTCAGCACCATGACTGTCGAAGCAGAGCAGAACCTGCGCTTCTATGTGTTGCATGAGTGCGCACACTTGGGTATTGGCCCCGAAATCTTTGGGCTAGTCGAATCCGAATTGCCCAACATGAAGCACCCGATTGCTATTATCAGTAATATTCTCGAAGACTACAGAATCGAGCGTGTTGCTGCCCATGCATTCAAGGGTGACCGTACCATCATTGATACGGGGCGTGTCAATCTGTTGGCTAGCGAGACGGGTATGCTTACCAGTCTCAAGGCCAAGCACGGTGATGCGTTCGACCTAGAGCCTGAGACTGCGCGGTTCGCAGCCATTGGGTGCATGACTAAGGTATTCATGTGCGAGTACTTGCCTGAGTTCTCGACTGTGCTACCTGCCCACGTTGCCATGTACCCTGACAGTGCCAACCAGTGCATGGAAATTCTTATCAGTAATAATTTCTATGACAGGTGCTGTGCCTTGGACAGTGCACACGATACGTGGCAGTTGTCGAAGGATGTATACGGCTGGCTGTGGGATAAGTCACCCGAGGAAGTCGAGGAAGAGATGGAGCGTGAGCGTGCCAAGCCCAAGCCCGGAGACGGCGAGACTTCCGATGATGAGAACGTAGACGGTGAGCCTTGCACCGATGGTGAGCCGGGAGAAACTGCCGGGGATGATGAGGCTGGGGATATTACTGGTAAGAAATTCGTCAAGATTCCTTGGCAAGTGATTGCTGGTAGTGACCATGCGACTGAGGCTGGCAAGGGTACGCCATCGTCTATCGACTGGGGTACTGGTGCGCCATCATCTGAGTGGGTGCAATATCCACCCGAGATGGTGCAGGTGATTATCCCTGAGCCACGTGAGCATCACAGTCTTGGCAGGTCTACTGCATCCCCTGCATTCAAGAACAAGGTGCGCCAGTGGTTGCAAGCCAAGGCTGCTGTGTCCTATGACACTGGCTACAAGTCCGGTAGCCTACGTGCTGGTCAGTTGTGGCGCGGTGGTGTACCTGCTGCTGGTAATGCTGAGTGGAATCAGAGGGTATTCCGTAGACCGGGGATGGATTCTGAGTTAGACAGTGCAGTACTTGTACTGGTTGACTACTCAGGTTCGATGTGCGGTAGCAAGCACGAAGTGGCTGCTGTTGCTACGTCACACTTGACAGAAGTCTTGCGATGTGTACAGGTTCCCGTTGCAGTGCTTGGTTTCACGGATAGTTCGTGCTGTCAAGTCTTGCAATTCAAGAAGTTTACTGAGTCTCTCAGTGAGCATGACCTGTTGGCTAGGCTGGCTGGTGGTGGTGACCATATGTGTGGTAACAGTGACGCCGACGCTGTGCTGTACGCCCATCGTTATCTTACTGATAATATTCAAGCCAAGCGTAAGGTGCTCATCGTGCTCAGTGACGGTAGCCCTACCGATGCATACGTACAGGCTGGTACTCGTCGTGGTACTAGTGTGACTGTTGCTGCATCAGGCTTGCGCCGTGTCGTCAAGGAATTTGACGATGCATTTATTACTGGTAAGAGCAACGTCGAAATGTTTGGTGTTGGTGTGTTGGATGATAACGTGCGTCACTTCTACAGTAAGCACGTGGTACTGGATAACTTGGGGTCTTTGGAACCCACGTTGCTGGGTATTGTCAAGCGTTCTTTGGTGTGATATACTAAGATAAGAGTAAGAGGAAGAGTATATATAAGAACTCTTCTCTTACTCTTAATCTTCTCTTCTGATATCTTTCTTTCTTTCTTACTTCTGATATGGAGATTACTTCAATGTCTACTTCTGCTCTCGATTCCGAAATCATGCGCTCCCTCGCCAACCTGAAGAAGGTTACCGAGGCTCTTGCCCCTGTCGCTGCTGCTCCTGTTGTCGCAGCGGTTACTGCTACCATCAACCGCTTCGGTGCTACTGCCCGTAAGTTCACGGATGTGTTCGGTCTGAATCTTATTGGTAAGATTGACCATGACCTGCCGTCCTTCAGCCCCACTGACTGGCACGAATCGGTTCGTGTGTTCATCCCCAAGGTTGACGATGCCTACGTGTTCCCTGTACCGCAGACTGAGTTGACCGTGATGGGTCTCATCAACGGTGACAAGGCTTTGGTCTTCGGCCCTAAGGGTTCGGGTAAGTCTTCGCTGCTTGAGCAAATCTGCGCTCGACTGTGCATCCCTTACATCCGTGTCAATGGTCGCCGTGACATGGAGTCCAGTGCCTTGTTCGGTCAGCCCACGTTCAACCCTGCTGCTGGTGTGTCGTATGTCCACGGCCCTGCTGGTGTGCTTGCTATGCACGGTGGCTTGCTGTGTGTCGATGAGATATCCGCAATGCCAGCGGGTATTGCCATGTCCATGCAATTCATGCTGGAGGATGGCGGCAAGGTCTACCTGCCTGACCTGCACACTGACACGCCGAGTGACCGTTACATCACTCCTCACCGTTTCTTCATGGTCGGTGCTACTGATAACACGCAGTTGCAGGGTGACTCGACTGGTTCCTATGTCGGCACTAACGTGCAGAACAGTGCACTGGTTGACCGCTTCGGTACGGTGGTAGAGTTGGGTTACATTGGCAAGGCTCACGAACTTGCCATGCTTGAGGGCAAGGTTCCTGAGTTGGAGTCCGGTGTACGCCACACCATTGTGGAAGTTGCCAATCAGGTTCGCATTGCCCATGACAAGGGCACGATGACCTTCACCATGTCACCACGTGCAGTGCTGTCGTGGGCTAAGAAGGTAGCCTTTTGGGGTAACACCGAGACTGCCTTCCGTGTCAGCTTCTACAACAAGCTGACTGAGGATGACCGCAAGCAGATGGTGGAAATCTACAAGCGTGTCACCACGGTTGACCTGAACAAGGTCTGACCTACACGGGGCGGCTAACCACCGCCCCTTCCTTTATTATCAGTAATACTTGGGTGTTCCATGAAAGAATACTTCAGCATCCCACAGATGCGCGATATGTTGGACGATGCCAATACCCTCAACGGTGGTATGCACATCGGAGTCACAACGTCCATTAACCATCTGTCCTGTGGTGATACTCGCAACCGCTTGTACATCACGCCCACTGAGGGCAAGCACCTGTTCTACTGCCACAACTGTGGCTCACGTGGTTGCTTGCTTAGTGACTACCGCAACAATCTCCGACGCTCCCACTTAGAGAGGGACATTGACGACCCCGGTGGTAACGTAGAGTACAAGCACCGCTACTGGCCTATGCTTAACCACTGCCACAGTGTGGTGTCTACTTACCTTGCCGCATACCTGACACTTGGTACTGTCCGAGGCGTACCGCAGGATGCCTTTCAACTTTCGGGAGGCAAGTGCTTCATCGAATGCGGTGGTGCTCTTGACCCCGTTCGTCCTGTGATGAACTTCTGCACTGGCCCTTCTCACTCTGCTATTGACGAGATGCCAACTAGCATCAACGAGTATGAGTTTGCCGGGGTGCAGCAATGGCTTTGGTCTGAAGGTAATGTTACCAAGCGTTCTAAGGGTAAGATGTCACCTGCCCTGTTCTACAACGTAGCCGCTGGCATGGGTGAAAACTTACTGGTAATATGTGAAGACCCTATCAGTGCCATGTGCTTGGTTGCTCAAGGTGCAGATGCTTTGTGCTTGTTTGGTACTAACATTCCGAGTACCCTACTGTGCGACTATGCTATTAGGTATGACCGAGTTATGATTTGGTTAGACCTAGACTCTTACAATAACCGCACTCTCTCCCTTGAGTACGCTCGTACCTGTCAGTTGGTTAACGACAATGTTACTAACTTCATCAACAAGATAGACGATGCACAGTTGCGCTACGTTAGGGAGAACAAGACTTGTGGTATGTTCAAGCACGACCCCAAGAACTACAAGCCTGATTACATCAGGTCTACTCTTGAATCTTTAATTCCACCATTGGATATCACACCATGAGTATCGACATCCCACTAATGAAGTTTCTTTCCGAGAGGGAACACTTCGATAGGTACAGGAAGTACATCAAGTCCAATGCCTTGTTGTCCGAGGCTGAGACTATCATCAACGACATGGGTGAGTGGTTCCGCTGCTACCCATCTGCTGAGTCCCTTGATTGGGATTCGTTTGCGCTTTGGTTCCGCGTAGTACGTCACCCCATGTACTCTCGTGAGAAGCATGAGATGCATAACCTTATCTTTGAAAAGATTAAGGGCACAGCTCCGACTACTGACGCAAGTATTATCGATAAGTTTGTTGAGCTGGATTACGCTGGACAAATTATGTCCATTCTTGACAAGTTGTCACGTGGTGAGATTGCCAGCATTGAGGATATCGTTAGCATCATCGAACGCTATCGCTTGGAGACAGGTGGTGTAGCACGTGGTGATGCTGACTCGTTCGTTGTCCCTGACTTGGCTAGCATCGTTGAGGATATGTACCGCAGTGGTGGTGTTAACTGGCGGCTAGAGGATTTGAATGTCAGCATTGGCCCACTGCGTGGTGGTGACATGGTGATTGTCGGTGCTCGTCCCGAGACTGGTAAGACATCATTCCTCTGTAGTGAGATGACCTTCATGGCTCCGCAATTGCCGGACGATAAGGACATCATCATCTTTAACAACGAAGAGGATGGTAGGAAAATCTTTGCCCGTCTCGTCCAGTGTGCACTAGGCAAGACGATGGGCGAGATTGCTATGGATGACAAGGCAAGCATGGATGCCTATGAGAAACTGGTCAAGCGTATCAACCGTATCAAAGTGGTACACAAGGAAGGCACGTTGTCTGTCCACGACATTGACCGTATCAGCAAGGCAGGTAACTACGGTATTATTTGTATCAACGTATTGGACAAGGTTGTTACCAGTAATAGAGACCAAGCCGAGGTTGAGCGTGTGCGTAGCCTTGCACAGTGGGCACGTAACCTAGGCATCCGCACTGGTGCTACCGTGTTTGCTGTGATGCAAGCGGATGGCTCTGCTGAAGGTCAGGCATGGCTTAATCAGGGGCAACTGTACGGCAGCAAGACTGGTGTGCAGGGTGAGGCTGACGTTATCCTAATGGTTGGGCACAGTGGTGAATTTGACACACGCTATATCAGTGTGTGCAAGAACAAACTCCCCGGCTCCCCTAAGACTGACCCCACCTTGAAGCACGGCAAGTTTGATGTTAGGTTTGATGCCCTCACTGGGCTTTACACTAGCAAGAGGTACTGAGTGTGGCTATCTATATATCGTTTGATACCGAGACATCGATGCGTGGTGTAGGCAAAGACCCGTCACCATTTATTACTGATAATACTATCCTCTGTGCATCCGCAGTCACGGAAACTAATGGACGCCAGTCGATTACCGAATGGGATTGGCAGGGACTTAGCCCTAAGGAAGTTGTCTATCGTACTTACTCCAAACTGATGGAGCCTAAGGACTTCCTCATTGGTCACAACCTGAAGTTTGATGTTCAGTACGTGGCTATGGGTTTGTTCAAGTACGACATCGTTCGTGAGTTGACCGACAAGACTGTTACCAATCTTTGGAACAAGTCTAACGGTCAGTGGTGGGACACAAGCATTGCTCACTACATCCTGAGTGGTCAGAAGGATACGTATCCTTCCCTTGCTACATCCCTTGCCCGTTATCCTGAGTTGTCGAAGAAGGATGACTACCTGTCCTTGTTCCTTTCGTTGCATCCCGAGAAGACTACTGAGGACTGTGACCTAAGGGATTTGTTGAGGTACTGCACTAACGATGCCTTGTTCACGCTTGACTTAGCCAAGCTTCAGATGCAGGAAGCAATTGTTACTGGTAAGTTTGCGCTCATCATCACCATGTGTGATGCCCTTCGTGCTATCACTGAGATGGAGGTCAATGGCTTGTGTGTTGACCTGTACAAGATGGAAGAAGTCAAGAAGAAATACGCAGACCTGTCCGAGACTGCTTGCTTCAATGCGTTTAACTTTATTTCAGTGTTAGGTTTGTTTGAGTTCGACTTTGAATTCAACCCCAGCACTTGGAACAGTGATATCAATAAGGCTGTGTATAGTGCAGCCATTGGAAGTAACCAATCTATCTCTCACCTTCTCTTTGGTTCTACCAAGGCTAAGGAGTACAAGGTTCCCATTGCCAAGCACAAGAGTGGCAACACCAAGTGGGGCAAGTTCCGGCAGAAGGCGCACGATGGTTTGATTGATGACCCCATCGTTCGTAGCCTTATCCTCCACGGTGTGGAGAAGAGCCTCAAGACTAATAGTTTCCCCGTTGATTCCGAGATGCTCAACAAGGTAGTGTCTGCTTGCAACGACCTGACTCAGGCTCACATGGTAGCTCGTGCCCTTATTCTGTACCGTGAGTACGACAAGGTGCACAGTACGTACCTTAGTCCTCTTACTGATATGATTAGGGGATACAACACTATCCATCACAGCCTGAAGCAAACGTCTACCGCTACTGGTCGGCTGTCTTCTAGCAATCCTAACTTTCAGAACCAGCCCAACAACCCGGATGTCAAGGGTGTGTTCATCCCTAGCCACACTGGGGCACATGATGTGTTCGTAGAGTTTGACTACAAGCAATTGGAAGTCATCGCTATTGCGTACATCACTGGTGACAAGAACCTCAAGCGTGACATCGTTGCCCACGTTGACATCCACAGCAAGATTGGTACACGTGTGCTTGGGCATCTTCCCTCTAAGGAAGAGCGCAGGGATATCAAGACCATCGTATTCGCCATGCTCTATGGCAGTGGCATTGACAACCTAGTGGCTACTAGTGGTAAGCCCCGTGCCCTTGTCGAGACTATCGTCAAGGAGTTTAAGACTGCGTACCCTGACGTATTTGCCCATCACCGCATGACTTTGAATATGCTCAGGGCTACAGCTAAGGCTACTGGCAAGACTGATAAGGACACCGTACATCTTACCAGTAAGACAGGGCGTCACTACTCCCTGCCCCTGTACCGTAAGATGGAACCTACTGGTGTATCCTATTCGCCATCGTGGACACAGGTGTGCAACTACCCCTGCCAAGGGTTTGCCACTGCTGACATTGTTCCTATGATGTTGGCGATACTGCTTGACAAACGAGATGAAAGCCCATACCCTTACCGACTAAGGAACACCGTGCATGACAGCATCCTAATTTCTTGCGATATTAACCACGTGGATTCGGTATCTGTGTTTGTTAGACGAGTCCTAGAGAATCCGTATCCACATCTCAATCGTCTGTTTGGTATCACTGACTTTGAATTGCCCCTGCTAGTGGAAGCTAGCTCTGGCCCTAACTGGGGCGACATGAAGCCCCTTCACTTCTAATTTGCAGTCCCTTAACTTCTAATCTTACTAGTAATAAAAGGATTATTTAACATGGCTACTATCACTGTTGCTAACGTCGAAGCCAAGAGCATCAACACCAAGTTTGGCCCGAAGAACAAGTTCATCTTCATCGGTGCTGACGGTAATCGTTATGAGGCAGGTTGGAAGAATCACGGCGTCACTCCCGGCGCAACCATCGAGGCTAATATCAATGTCACCAAGTACGGCAACGAACTCACCGACATCCGCATCACTGCCTTTGGTGGTGCTGCTAGCCCTGTCCCTAGCCCTGCTACTCCCTATATCAGTACCTCTGCTGCTCCTGTTCGAGCTGTGGCTCCTGCCTCTGCTGGCTTCCCTCTAGACCCGACGAGCCGTGAGATTTCCATCATCCGTCAGAATGCCCTGACCAATGCGGTCAAGAGCATGGAGAATCTGTACGGTAACGGTTCGCAGCACGGCCTTGACGAGGACGCCTTTGTCGAACAGGTTCTCGGTATTGCCCGTAGGTATGCTGACTACACCAGCGGTCACGACTTGGTTGCCAAGCTTGCCGCAATGAAAGCTGACATGGAGTAAATGAAATGGCTAGCATTGATACCTTAGTTGAAGATGTCTACGCTGTCCTTGTGGGTACTAAGCCTCCCTCGGATATCGTAGATAATATTACTAGTAATGCAGAGTTTGCGAAGCGTGTGCTTCAGCACATTCATGCTGACCTAGTACCTGATGACCGTACCGACCGTGACCCCAACGAGTTCTACGTTACTCAGGTATCTAACCCTTGCTGGCGTAAGGCGTGGCTTGACAAGTTCAAGCCCACTGCCCTGCGTGAGCACGGTTTCTCAGGCTCTACCAAATTCAAGTTCCTCTACGGTGACCTGATTGAAGAGTCTTTCCTCTACTTAGCACAGGCTGCGGGACATGAAGTCAAAGATACGCAACGTCGATTCTCCGTGGATTTGCCGGGAGGCAAGTACAAGTTGGCTGGGCGTATCGACGCCGTGGTTGACGGGTGGCTTGTTGACGTTAAGAGTTCCGACCCCTTCACCTTTGACCGTATGGTCAAGGGCACGTACGATGACAAGTTCGGATACGAGACCCAGCTCCACCTCTATGCACACATGAGTCCTGACTTCTACAAGGGTGTGGCTAACATCTTTGTTAACAAAGTTAACGGTAAGATTCACATCCACAAGTGGGATTCTGCATCTAACGGGTTCATGGATGAAGTGGTTGAAGAGTTTGATACCGTTATGACGGCTACTCATCCGCCCCTCATTCCCTATGATTTGGAGGATGATGGTTCCCTCTGCACATCCTGTTCGTACTGCCCACTGAAGTTCCATTGCTACAGTGGTCTTCGCGTGTTTGCTTATTCAAGCGGCCCGAAGTTCGTGTCTGATGTTCGCACTAAGATTAAGGTCACGGAAATTACGGAGGCTTACAAGAAACAAACCGACGTAAGGTGACTAGTGGCAAAACGTAAACGTATTATCAGTAAGATACATAGGAGTGGATATGAAGATAGAGTCATTGCGGACTTGGATTCGCGGGGCATTGGGTATGGGTACGAACCTTTCAAGTTACCCTACACCATTGAAGCCGCGTACACACCTGACCTTGAACTTGCAAATGGCGTCATCGTCGAATGCAAGGGATATTTTGATTACGAAGCAAGACGTAAGATGTCTGCTGTCAAGAGAAGTCACCCCGACCTCGACATACGAATGTTGTTTGTACGAGATAACGCAATCAGGAAAGGTTCTGATTACCGCTATTCCGATTGGTGTCGAAGCAACGGCTTTACATGGAGCGTTGGGGAATCAGTCCCAGCAGAATGGGTAGCCGCAGAGCCTAGTGCTAGGCACGTGTACACCCCTAAACGTAAGAGGAGGAAGAAGCGTGAACAGCAAGGCTAACGGGCTACGCATACTGGTAATACCGGACTGTCAAGTACGAGAGGGTGTTCCGTTGGAGCACCTTACTTGGGCAGGTAAGGCTATCGTCCACTACCGACCTGACGTAGTGGTTAACATCGGAGACTTTGCAGATATGCCTAGTCTCTCGACCCATGACAAGGCTGGCAGTAAGTACTTTGAAGGACTCAGGTACAAGGCTGACGTTGAGGTAACCAAGCAAGCGATGGGTATGTTGCTTGCCCCTCTCATCGAAGAACAGAACAGGCTCAGGCGCAATAAAGAAAAGGCATATAAACCACGGATGGTCATGCTTCTCGGTAATCACGAGAACAGAATCAATCGTGCTATTAATAATTCCCCCGTGCTTGAAGGTTTAATCAGCACTAAGGACTTAGGCTATGAACAATTTTGGGAAGTACATTCGTTCCTTGAACCTGTATTTATTAATGGCGTTGGGTTCAGCCACTACTTTCCTACTGGCGCAATGGGTCGCCCTGCTTCTAGTGCTGCTACTATTATCAGTAAGTTGCACATGAGTTGCATCGCGGGTCACCAGCAAGGTAAGCAGGTTGCCTATGGTAAGAGGGCTGACGGTACTCCAGTGTGCGCTATCATTGCAGGTTCGTACTACCTTCACGACGAGGGTTACATGGACAAGCTGAGTAACCGACACTGGCGTGGCTTGGTCATGCTCCACGAAGTTAAGGACGGAAGTTTCGATGAGATGTTCCTATCTGTTGATTACCTAAGGAACAAGTTTGGAGAGGGCGTACCGTGGTAAACAGTACAGTCTCTCCCCTCTACACTAGATACGTAGAGGACATGGATGTTGACGAGTTATGTTCCTTGCTTTCCATATCACCTGAGGATATCATTGAGCGATTCTCGGATAGGATTCTAGAACTAGGTATTGAGAAGTCTTCAGTAACCCCTAACGATTGGGATGACGACGACTACGAGATTGAGGTATCACTAGACGACTTGACGTTTGGTGAGGACTGGACGGAGATGGACGACGATGATTGAGAAACCACAAGGCGCAATCAAGATGCGCGACTTACGTGTCTTAGAGGGGTACACTAGGGAATTGTCCGTAGTTGCCTCTGTTCACCAACTACCACGTGATGTAGAATTACTGGTAAGAAAGTTAGAAACCATTGTAGACAAACTAATAGGAGATGCAGAATATGTCTGACACTAACGAAACCATTCCTACCACTGATGGAATTACCTCTGAAGAAGTGGTAAACGATTTTCTTGACAACATGATTGCAGAACACAATTCTGAGCCAGTGTTCCTGTCTAATGACCGTGGCTTTATTGGTAGGCATGATGATATTTCGTATGCCTATACCTACAAGATAGAGCAGACCAATTATGGCTACCTCGATGCTGTCTTTGAGATTAATAAGCTTGGTTGCCGTGAGTATCTCACGATGAACAATAGCGTCTCAGCCATGGGTCTTATTGAGTACGAGAAGAAGGCACAGGAGAATATCTCTAATGCCCTGTCTGACATCGACAGCCTAATCCATGTGCTTCAAAACTATCGCCGTGAATTGCTGACCGCTATTGGTCACTATCAGGAAGTTCGTAAAGAGAACATTAAGAAGGGTGCACGTAATGTCTAATTACTTTGATAGCACTGGTACTCCCCTCTACAGTGAGGTCATCTACAAGTCTCGCTACGCTCGCTACCTCCCCGAACAGGGGAGGCGTGAGGAGTGGAACGAGACGGTTGACCGTTACTTCGGTTTCCTCAACAACCATATTATCAGTAAGTTTGGTGAGGAGAAGGCAGGGTACATCCCTTGGGAAGAACTGCGTGAGGCAGTACTCCAGCTAAAGGTTATGCCCTCGATGCGGGCGATGATGACTGCTGGCCCTGCCTTGGAAGCCAGCCATGTGGCAGGGTACAACTGTGCTTACCTGCCTATCGTTGACCTAGACTGCTTCTCTGAGGCTATGTACATCCTCATGTGTGGCACTGGGGTAGGTTTCTCTGTCGAACGTCAGTACGTAGCCTTGTTGCCTGAAGTCCCTAAGAATCTGTATCGGGACGCTAGCAAGGTAGTTATGTTTGAAGATAGCAAGGAGGGTTGGGCTAATGGATTCCGTGAGTTTGTGGCTACTGCTTTCAATTCAGGTTGTATACCTAGCTACGATATCAGTAAAGTGCGCCCTGCTGGAGCGACGCTCAAGACCTTTGGTGGCAGAGCGAGTGGCCCTGCACCGCTTGAATCTCTTCTTGCGTTTACTGGTAATATGTTGGACGGTGCTGCTGGTCGTAAGCTTACTAGCATCGAATGCCATGACCTAATGTGTAAGATTGCAGAGGTAGTGGTGGTAGGTGGCGTTCGCCGTAGTGCCCTCATCTCTCTCAGCAATCTGACCGACGAGCGTATGCGTCACGCCAAGGATGGGCAGTGGTGGAGCAACAATCCCCAACGTGCCCTTGCCAACAACAGCGTGTGCTATACGGAGACTCCCGACATGGGAGTATTCATGCGTGAGTGGCTGTCTCTCTACGAGAGCAAGAGTGGTGAACGTGGAATCTTTAACCGTGAAGCC